CACATATGTCGAGACTGCAGCTGTTGGCGTCCGCGAAGACCTCGCGGATATCATCTATCGCATCGATCCCGATGAGACACCGCTCGTGTCATCGTGTTCCAGGGTTGGTTCTAAACAAGTCCTCACCGAGTGGATCGTGCAGGAGTTGAATCCTGCGGCAGATAATGCGCAACCCGAAGGCTTCACCGCCGTTATGCAGGCGGTCATCAAGCCGGTCAGGCTCAACAATGTCTGCCAGCTGCTGGCCCGCACAGTCGGGGTATCGAATACGCTCCGCGTGGTCGACGTGGTCGGCGGCGAGGACGAGTACAACCGCAATATGATCCTGCGCGGCATGGAGGTGAAACGCGACCTCGAATTAGCCGTCACCTCGCCACTCGTGCGCACCATCACCGACCCGAGGCACATGAGCGGCCTGCCCTGCTACACCAACTTCGGGGCACGCGGTGCCGGCGCAGGCGTCATGCCCATCGGTGACGGCTCCAACGCAGGCACCGTTGGCACCACGTTCGACCTCACCCTCGCCGTGGTCAACACCTCCGTGCAGCAGTGTTGGCAGGCCGGGGGTAATCCGACATTGGCGATCATGTCGGGGAATATTAAGAACTATTTCGCAACATTGTCGCAGGGTGGGACCGGCAATCCGATCGTCGCGCAAAACATCGTCCAGGCGTCACCAACCGGGGAGATGACCATCCAGGGCGCGGTGGACGTGTACCGCACCAACTTCGGCACGCTGCAGTTGGCTCCGGATCGCTTCTGTCCGGCGCATCAAATACTATTGGTAAGTACAGATTACGTGGAAATGGCGCCTTTACCTGAGAGGGACATGATCCAGCAAGATTACGCACAAACTGGTGATAATTCACAGGGGGGGGTTATTTTCGAGGGGTGCATCCGGCCTACAGCACCCAAAGCCCACGCGACGATCTTCGATCTTAATCAGTAGGATGTCGTAATGAGTTTCTACTTGTGACGATGAAACTCACCATGCAGGGCCATACGGGCCTTGCGGCATGCCTCGGAGGCTTCCTCGATTGTGGGGAAGCATCCGAGGTAATGCACCTTTCCGTTCAATCTCACGCGCGCATCGTAGCGCAATATCTTCCGCCCGCTGGACACGGTAACGCCTTTGACGCCAGTGACAGTTCCCCTGACGTACAGCCGCGAGTTGAAACGCTGCTGGCCACTTGTTGCCAGCCGAAGATTGGCAATGCGGTTGTTCAGGCCGTCGCTATCGATGTGGTCGATCTCGAATTCCCCTGGATCGCCGTAGATCAGCAGCCATGCGAGCCGATGCGCCAGAATGGGGACGCTGGCCAACCTGATAGTCCAGTAAATCTTCCCTCTTGCACCCCAATGCTTGGCGCCAGCTGGTTTGCCTGCCCATTTGGCGTTCCACGACCTCCGTCCACGGCCGAATTCTCCGTTCAAGAAGTGGTTGGGCGGCCGTTCGCGCCATGTGAAACCCCCCGTGTCCGGATCGTAGTCCAGGCACTCGCGGACGAAATCGATATCGGGCAGTTTGCTTGCAGCCATCGTGGCCTCCATCAAGGTCCGTGGTCAGGGGCGCTGCTGGCTTGGGAGAGCCGGCAACGCCCCGCTTATAGCGGATCACCGCTATGACGGAATACCTATACGACAACTGGAACCCGGTCACCCGCCGCGGCACGACGATCGAGATCGACAGCGAAACCGGGCTGCCGCTCATCGTCCAGACGCAAGACCTCAAGCCCATCATCGAGGCCAACAAGCGCCAGGCGAATGCGTTCGATAAGCACCAGGCCAGAAGCCAGCCGGACGGCGTCACCCACGTTGCGCGCATTCCCATGGTCATCTGGCAGCAGCTCCAGAAGCTGGGCATCACGAAAGACCAGAAGGCGCTCAATGCCTGGTTGGACGAGAGAGACAACCGCGTGTTCAGGACCGACGACGCCCGCAAGATCTGAAGGAGACCACCATGGCCAGCCCAACGAAACACGACGCTCCGCATGCCGGTAGCATGAAGCCCACACCTGGCGTCGGCGCCGCACCAGCAACGGCTGGGAGCATGCAACCGATGGCCGGCCAGGTCGCGCAGACGCCGGAGACCAAAGGCGCCGAGCCCCATCTGGTCGAGGGCATCGATCCCGTGCTGCTGCATCGACTGTTCCCGGAGGCAGACAGCGCCGCCGATGTGGAGGCCATGGCACTCGCGCAGGGCAAGGAAACCTGGGAGCAGGGCGCGACGCTGGTCGCGGCGCAGAACGTGCCAATCCCGAAGACCGACCAATGAGCGGCACCATCACGCCCGTCCTCGCGGACGACATCGATCCGGTGCCGCTGATCCGCATGTACCCCGAGGCCGACGGCATCAGCGACGCGAAGGTCAAAGCACTGGCACAGGGCGAGGAGACAGCCGCCGCCGGCGCGGTGCTGGAGGGCAGCCAATACGAGCCGGTGCTGATGCTGGATGCGGACGGCGCCCCGCCGCCTGTGACCGTCACAGCGCCCACCAACGTCGATGTGCCGTATGTCTCGCAGGTGGGCAGCACGCTCAACTGCACCATGGGGAACTGGACCGGCGAGCCGACCGCTTATGTCTACCAGTGGAAGATGGACGGCGCCGACATCCCGAGCGATGGCATGGACCTTCCCGTCACCGGGGCCGATGTCGGGCATTCCGTCACCTGTGTCGTGACGGCTGAGAACGCGGCAGGCACGGGCACGGCCCCGCCGTCCAACGCCGTGGTTGTCGCGGCCCCCTGATGGCCAGCCTCGCGCAACTTCAGGCCGACGTGGCCAGCTACCTGAACCGGCAAGACATCCTGACCAATGGTGTCATGCCGGGCTGGGTGCTGGCAGTGGAGACTGAGCTTGCCGAGACGCTGCGCGCACGCTGCCAGGTCAAGCACGCCGTGCAGCCGATCGACAACGCATACATCACCCTGCCGCCCGACTTCGCCACCATGGAGTCCATCAGGGACAACACCACGGGTGAGATGCTCGTCCTCAAGGATCAATGGTCGGGACATTGGAACAACCAATATGCGCCGATCGGTTGGCAACCCTACGACGCCATCACCACGCTGAGCGGCCCCAGCGTGGCCTACAGGCTCGTGCATGATTGCATCGAGTTCCTGCCACACCCCACGATCCCGAACCCGCCAGACCCATCCTGGGTGCCGCAGAGCGTGATGATGGGCTGGTACTCCAAGCCCGTGCCGCTGAAGCTGCCGACCGATACCAATCCGATACTGGAGAACCTCTATTCGGTCTACCTCTATGGCGTCATCAAGCAGGGCGCGATCTGGGCACTCGATGATGACCGCGCCACACAGATGGATGCGCTGTTCCAGCAGGCGGTGACACGGGCCGACCTGCATAAGCAACAGAGCGACTATTCAGGCGCACCGTTGCGCGCCGAAGCCGCGGTCTGCTTCTGATGCCACTGCAGATGCTCACCACCCGCGCCACGCCCAAGGCCACCAGGCAGGCGGCGCGCTACACGCCAGCGGGCGGCGCCGAGCGCTGCGGCATGTGCCGGCACTTCGCCCCGTCCAGTTCCTGCGCGCGCATCGAAGGGCCGGTGAGCGCCGCTGGCTGGTGCATGCTGTTCTCGCGCCAGGTGACAGCCCCGCACCACGCCGGACAGGCGACGGCCCTCGGTGGTCCCCCTGGCGTGACGCTCGACCTGTCGTTAATGACGCCCGGCACGCTTGATCCGCGCATCACGTTCACCCGCGCCAGCACAGCGACGTATTTCGATAGCAGCGGTGTGATGCAGACGGCGACCACGAACGCACCACGCTGGGACTACAACCCGAGCACACGCGCACTCAATGGACTGCTGATCGAAGAGGCACGGACCAACCTCTCGCTATTTAGCGCCGATGTGTCGAATGCAGCGTGGAATAAAGGGGGCGCGATCCTGCCGGTTGTGACCGCTAATCAGATCGCTGCGCCGGATGGCACGGTAACTGCTGCGAGGGTGACACTATCGGCAGTCAATAGTCCGGACTTCTGCCTGTTGGCACAGAGTTTTACCGGCACCGTTGCTTCCTATACGTTCAGCGTCTGGATGAGAGGCACGGTCGGCGGGGAGCAGGTTTACATCATGCTGACACCCGGCGGGACGTACTACAAAACGCTGTGTGTCCTAACCACTACGTGGCAGCGGTTCACTGTGACATCGCCAAATCTAACCGTAGCGACATGGTATAATCAGATCGGCATCGATATGCGAGATGCGACGCAAACCAGCAAGCCAGCGCAGACGGTTTATATGTGGGGCGCACAGGTCGAGCTCGGCACCTTCCCCACCAGCTACATCCCGACGACAGCAGCGAGTGTGACACGCGCAGTCGATGTTGCCACCATGACAACTGCCGGATGGTTCACATCGCCCGGTGGATCGTGGATGGCAGAGTTCATCAGCATGAACCCGTTGGTCGCGGCAAGCTATCGGCGCATCGTCACAATCAACCTCGCTGCCAGCGTTGCGCCTATCGTGCTGGAGAACACGGCGAGCCGTCTCGGGCAGTCTGATGGCGCGAACCTGTTCACGGCCAATGCGATAACAGTCGGCGCAGTCGCCAAGGGTGCGACTACATGGGCTGCCGGGACAGGAACAGCCTGTCTGAACGGTGGCGCCGTTGCGTCTGGTGCGCTTGGTGGTGGCTACGCCAACCTGACGATCAGCGGCGTCAGGTTCCTGTCGAACGCAACACCAGCCGAAGGGATGAGCGGCACCATCCGCCGCGTCCGCTACTGGCCGCGAGCACTGACCAACGCCGAGTTGCAGTCGGTGACAACGTGAGCGGCAGCGCCAGCCTCGGGCTTGAGCAGGCGGTGCTAGGCCATACGCTGGGCTTCGCGCCAATGACCGCGCCAACCCAGGTCTTCGTGGCGCTCTGCCTCGCAGCGCCGGCTGCAGCGCCGGCAGAGGGCACGCCTGGCACCGAGGTGTCCGGCCTCGGCTACTACCGCACGCCAGCCGTCTTCGCGCTCGCTACCTCGCCCGCCAACATGGCCGCCAATGTCGCCGTCGTTGAATTTCCCATAGCGCTGGCTGCCTGGGGAACCGTTGGCTACTTCGAGTTGTGGGACGCCCAGGTCGGCGGCAATCGCCTGTACTGGGGGCAGTTGATCGATCATACCAGCGGCGTGCCTGCGATACTCACCGTCGCCTCCAGTGACATCGTGCGGTTCTCTCCCGGCACGCTCGGTGTGCAGGCGGCGTCAGGCGTCGGCGGTGTTTCTTCGGCGCCGTGGTTGCCGGTTGCCGGCGGCACCATGACCGGGCCGCTGACGCTCGCTGGCAACGCCACGCTGCCCCTGCAAGCGGTGCCGCTACAGCAACTCACCGCAGCGACAGCGGGTGTGGTTGTGCCGGTGCCGCCCGGTGGTTCCATTCAGGCAGCACACGATGCACTACCGGCGACTGGTGGCAGCATCCTGCTGGCCGCGAACACAACCTACGTCATCACTGCGCAGATCAACCTCACCAAGCCAAACGTGCATATCTCGGCGCCGTCGTGGGGCACGATACTCAGGCGCGATCCGGCATTTACGACTGGGGGATTGCTGGTTGTGTCGGGTGTTGGCAGCATCGTTGAGGGATTTACGATCGATGGCAACTCAGTAGTCCACAACGTCGCCGAACTGGGCGTAACGGGAAACAGTTCCCTGATCCGCAACATGCAGATCATCAACAGCGCTGGTTCAATCTTCCTGTCCATGGCGGGGCAGAACAGTCGCGCCACAGGGAACACCATCACCGGCCTTGGAACGAGCCTTGCCACGCAGCGTGGTCAGGGTATTTGGGCGTTCAACCATCAGACGGTGATGATCGATCACAACGTCATCAGTGGGATCAATACGTCGGCCATCGGATGCGACGGCGAGGGATCGCAGATCATCGGCAACACTATGACGAACTGCCACACCTGGACCGGAGGACCTGGCGGCGCGATGTATTTCGGCACTGCGGGAAATCCGCCGGTCGGTAATGCGATGTCCATCATCGGCAACTATATCGGCGGCGGCGGCCCGCAGGCCCAAGGCATCGAGGTGTGGATGCCGAATACCATGGTGAGCGGCAACGTCATCGAGAACGTCCCAGAACAGAGCATCATCTTGTTCACCAGCGCCGCGACGATCACCGGCAATACGATCCGAAATTGCGGCGCAACCGCCAATATCGACGCCATCTATGTGCCGGCTGGCATTACCGATTTCGTCATATCGGGCAACCATATCTATGACGATCGGGCCACGCCAATCATGCGCGCCGGTATATACATCAACGCTGGTGCATCCAATCGTTATTCGATCACCGGCAACCTGATAACCGGCGCGACGCTGCAAGGCATCGTGGACCAGGGCAGTGGGACCACCAAGACCGTTGCCGATAACCCTGGCAGCAACGCCACTCTAAGCGGCTCGGTCAATTTCACGGCCGGGGCCACGTTCAACAACAGCACGGCAGCCAGTTCAACGGACCTTTCCAAACAAATCCAGTTTGCTCCTGGTCACGGCATATCCTACATGAACAGCGGCCGCATTACTGCGGTTTCCAGCCAGAACATATATTTCACCATCGGCACAACCGACGTCATGTCGATCTGGAGCAACGGACCGACAATGGTGGGGGGTCTCGGCGTGTGGGGTCACGCCATCCCGGCCACGCAACCGGCCTTTACCGGCGCTAAGGGTGGCAACACCGCACTGGCCTCGGTGATCGCTGTGCTTGCGGCCTACGGCATCGGTACTGACAGCACGAGTGCTTAGGAACAGCGACACATGGACATGCAGCCGATCGAACCGAACAGGCCGTTGAACGCGCAGCTTGCGCCGCAATAGCAGCAGTGCGCGTGACATGAGCGGCAGCATCACATATCCCTTCGGCGCAGGCCCCTTCGGCGTCGGCCCGTGGCCGCCATACAGCGTCGTGCAGATTGCTGGCACAGCGCTCATCTCGTTCGGCCCCACGGGGCAGCTCATCGAGACGTGGGCGATCCCGTCCCAGATGTGCGAGACCGGCACATGGACAGCCACCACGCTGCCGTCAGGGCCGCCGAATAACCCGATGCTGGAGGTGGTGGCATGAGCGGTAGCAACTACACGACCACCCCTAATATCGGCTTATACAAGCCGATTGCCGGTGCCGACATCAACCAGTGGGGCGCCCACCTCAATCTGAATGCCGATACGTTGGATACGCTGTTGGGCACCGCCGCCGGGCCGTTCCTGCCGTTGTCTGGCGGGACTTTGACTTCGCCTGGACAGCTGACGCTCGGCACCACGCTCGGCAGCACATCACGGCCCGGCTTCCTGATGTTCAGCGTCTACCGGGGCGACAACGCGCATCCATGGTTCACCGGCGGTAACTGGGGCTTCGGCTGGAACCCGACCACGCTGGCAGCGGCGGCAATCCGGCCACTCTCCATCTTTCGCGATGCTGCCTATACGGGCACATTGACGGGCGCCAATCCCGGAGCGCTCCAGATCACCAACACAATAGGTGCCGGTGTCACCGGGTTGGAATGCGCGCTGATCTCAACGATCAACAATAACGCGACGGCTGGCTTGGCCACGTCAGGCATCTTCAACGTCGCTAAGACCCAGGCTGGCCCTGGCACGATTGCCCTGAACGTCGTGGCTGACGATGAGAGCACACGTAAGTCGAGCGTTGGTGGCGCGAACGTCGTCATGGAGATCGACGCGAACGCGTCAGGACCAGACGACTTAAGCATTCGCGTCAATACGGAGATGACTTTTAAGGAGTCCCCGATTGGCGGTCCGTCACCAGATGGCGCAACCACGTTCCTATACGGTGCCGTTAGATGCCGTGGCCCGGCTGTCAATATCACGCAGGGCGTGGGGCAAACCGCGCCCACAACAGCTACCCATGCATTCGGCGCGACCACGATCAATGAGGGACTCGGAACGGGGTTCATCGGCAAGTTTGTGACGCCGTTCATCGCAGACGGATGCAGCGGCGCGGCCTATTCCGCCGTATCTGCCACGCAGTCGCTACCGACATCAGCAGCGTTCTCTGCTGGCGTGACGACGATCACGCTGACCAATCCCGTCCTCACCGCATCTCACGTATGGCCCGGCGCATTGGCCACCGGCACAAACATCCCTGCCGGAACGCATGTTGTGTCATGCAGCTATGACATCACCAATCAAATATCGACAGTTGTCTTTGATAGGACCATTGGGGCATTGACGCTCGGTCAAGCCATAACATTCACCAACGCCATCGGCACCGGGTTCACAGCAGGCGGCTATCTCACCACGGCGGCGTTCACATCGCCGGGGTTCGCCGTCAGCCCAACAGGTGCTGTCACGGTGCAGAGCGCATCGTTTGGCACACTTCCTGTCAACGCCACCAACGATGCTGCTGCGGCAACTGCCGGGGTGGCGATCGGTGGCACCTACCGCAACGGCAGCGTGCTGCAGGTCAGGGTGGCATAGGAGCGCACGCATGGAGATGCAGCCGATCGAACCCAACCGACCGATGACGTGCCACCTGGTGGCCGAGCAGTGGAACGTCGTGCTGTTCGCGCTGCGCAAGCACGCCATGCCGTTCGAAATCTCCGCGCCGATCATCGAGGGCCTGACGACGCAGCTTCAGCAGCAGGCGCAGCAACGAATGACCGCGGAAGACGTGGAACGCTTCATTCCAGACGGACCATAGGAGACAACGATGGCGACTTTCGCAGGTTCGATGTCCAACACCGCGCAGCCCAACCCGCAGTGGGTACTGTGTGATGGGAAACCGTATTATGTGCTGGAGGACAAGCAGGCGCGGCGCACGAAGGGTGTGCTGAGCGAAGGCAATAGACAGGATTATATACGCCAGGTCGGCTGGCAGGGGCGCAGGCGTGGCTTAGGGCCTTTAGGCTGGATCATCCTGATGCCCTACGACGCTGGCGCCACTTGGAAGATCTCGCTCGCTGACGATCCAGTCGAGACAGCGCTCACGCCTCCCATCCCGTGGCCCGGAAAGCCACCGGCAGGCATTAAATGAGCGGCACCACCACGCCCAACTACGGGTTCAGCCTTCCCGCGATTGGCGGGAATCAAGACTCGTGGGGCAACCTGCTAAACAGCAACTGGACGACGGCCGACAAGGCGATCCACACGCTCGCGTCCGGCTATCTGCCGATCACAGGAGGCGGGGTCAGCGGCAATCTAACCGCGGGCGGCAGCATCTTTGCCAGCCAGACCGTCTACGCCAACAACAGCAACATGGCGATGGGGCCGTCAGGCGCTAACGCGCTCCTGCAACTCTCTCCGAATTGCTATTTCTTGTTGCTGGCCAGCGGCGTACTCAGTTGGAACGTCCCTAGCGCCCAACTGGTGTTCGACGCTAGCGGCAATCTCAACATCAGTGGCGCGAACGCGACCAAGCCCTCAGGCAGCGCATCGTGGATCATCACCTCGGACGACCGCACCAAGCGCAACGTGCGGCCATATTCCGCAGGGCTTGCCGATGTCTGCGAGTTGGCGCCCATCCAGTATGAATACAACGGCGACGGCGGCACAACGGACGACGGCGTGACCTATGTCGGTCTGTCGGCGCAGGCAACAGAACCGGTGATGCCGGAACTGGTGAAGCGGTTGCCAGCCAGCGAGCATACGCTGCCGGACCAACTGGCGATCGATCATGGGCCGCTCCTGCTCGCTGTGGTTAATGCCCTGCGCGAACTGGCAGAGCGCGTGACTGACCTGGAAGCGGCGCGTCTTGCCTAGGCTCACCCAATCACCACCGCCCGGCATCGTGAGGCAGTCAACCTCCGAGGCGACATCGGGACATTGGTTCGACGGAAATAACATACGCTGGCGTGGCGGCGTGCTGACGCCCGTGGGCGGCAATGCTCTGCTGCAGGGCACCGAGGTGTCAGACACCCCGCGCGATGTCCTGACCTGGCACGACAACAGCTATCAGCGCTGGGCGGCGTATGGGACTAACACCAAGCTGTGGGCGTACTGCTTCGACACCCAGGTGCTCTACGACATCACCCCCACAGGGGCGCCCCCGATCCTGCCTCCCGGCTATCCCTCGGGCTACGGCCTCGGGTTCTACGGCGATGGCATCTATGGCATCAGCAGCCCCACAGGCTCGCCCATCGGCCCGCCAGGCATCCTCGGCCATATCACCGACTGGTGGTCGATGGACACGTTCGGTGAGCTGCTCGTGGTCGTGCCGACACAAGACGGGCATCTGTATTCCTGGGACCCAACGACACCGACCGTGCATGCCACCCAGGTCCTGAATGCGCCAACCAGCAACCGAGGCGTGATCGTCACCGATCAGCGCCAGGTGGTGCTGTATGGCGCCGGCGGCGATCCGCGGGCTGTCGCCTGGAGCGATCAGGAGGATATGACGGTCTGGACGCCGGACGTGACCAACCTCGCCGGCTCCAAGCAGCTCGTCACCAACGCCCATGCG